TGACCAGTTGGCCTTGAAGCCGGAGTCGGTGTAGGGCGCGCCCGTTCGCGACGTAAACACATAGTCGTTGTCGTGCTTTTGCGACATTCGCATGGCTTCGCCCAGCAACTGCCGAAGCAGGGGTGTCCACTGAACCTCGTAGACCCGCTCCGATTCCCCGGCCTTGCGCTTGGCCGCCACCACGCGGACGTGATCCTCGGTGATGGCTGACTTTTGCAATTCCAGTACTTCCGCCCGCCTGCGCCCGGTGATGCCAACCATCAGGCCAATCAGGGCCGTCATATAGCTGCCTTCCCCGCGCTTCTGTGCGATCTGCAAGAAGGCATTGACCTCGACCATCTCCGGGCGCCGCGACCTGGGCCGCTCGGGGTTCCGACTGACGCCGTGGCATGGGTTGACCTCGGCCATGCCCCGCCGAATCCCGTAGTTGAATGCCGAGCCCAGCGCAGCCATTTCCCGGTTGGCCCGAACACCCCGGCCCTTTGCCCGCATCAGATCCAGGTACTTTCCCTTGTGCGATGGCCGGAATTCTGACGGCTTCATGTGGCCGAACTTCGGGATGATGTGCACCATGAAAGCCGACTCGTAGTCGTCCACCGTTCGGGGAGCCAGGGCGGATGGGTCGCCTGAGGCGATCAAGTCCCGCTGGAAGGCTATGAAGCTCAGGCACATGTCGGCGATGGTTCCCCGGACGTATGCGCCGCCGTGAAGCTCGCGGGCCTTGCGCTCTGCGTGGGCCCGGTCATTTCCCAGGCCGTGGTACTTCCCGGCGATGATCGTGTAGTAAGTGTCCCGGTAACGGCCATGCTTGACATACACCCGCAGGCTTAGGTGGGTATTCGTAAGTCGCTTCCTGCCCATCAGGCAACCCCTACTGCCTCCCAATTCGGTTCTGCACTGCTCGCATCGGGGGCCGTGATGCCGAGGTGCTTCAGGTAATAGGCTCGAGCGACGATTGGTCTTCCGAGCCGATCCTGGTCGAATCTCCACCGGTTGGCCTTCAGCCAGCGGCGCTGCCAAGCGGCAGACTTATAACCCGTCAGCCGGATTAATTCCTCGGGGGACAGGAATGTGTCCATATCGCCTCCTACAATGTCTGGCCCTTCGGCAAGTTGCCCGTGCCGTTGCTGATCGTTGTGGCTGGGGGTTCCATATTGATCACGGAACCATACGGATTCGATTTGACCGCTCCGCATCGCGCACAGGTTGGGGTGGGTGGTATCACGCCGCCCCAAAGGTCGGGCGTCATTACCGGGCCGCCACAGCGGCTGCATGTTCCAAGTACAGGCATATCGCCTCCAAAACAAAGCCCGCGCTAGGCGGGCGTCAAAACAACTTCAGCCACTGCCACCCATCCTGCAGCCGACACCAGGGGCGAACCAGCCAGTGCGGGAGCCAGTCGGGCACGGTGTTACAGAGCTCGTCTATCACGTAGCCGTCGCGGCGCATGGCTTCGATCTGCGCTTCTGGCGCCTTGATCTCCACGCTCCACTTTCGGCTTAGGGTTAGGGAGTAGCGGGGCATCACGCCTCACCATCGTTCGCCGTGGCGGCGTACTTATCGCTGATCCAGTACCGTTTGGGCTTGCCGGTCGGTGCGCGCCAGCCGGGCTCGGTGCGCCCCACGACCTCGCGCGTGCGCTGGTCTTCCCACACCGAACAATCCGGCTCGCTGCGTGGGTGGACATCCCTGGGGCCGATGGCCTGGAAGAACTGTTCCTTGCTGACCTCGATCACGGCGCATCCCCCTCGCCCTTGCGTTCCTGGGCGCGCGCGGCGTCGATGGCCTGACTAACGCCGTTCTTTTTGGCGTTGTGGTCATAACACGCCGCACATCCGAATTCAACTTCAGGCGGCGGCCCTACATACCAGTCAGAATCAACAAGCCACCGATACCGATCAGCATCCCGCGCATCGTCCGCCTTCTGCGCGGCCACTGGCGCGGCGTAGAGGGTGCGCGTCTCTTTGCCGTTGTCCTCGCAGTTGGCGCGAGCGGTAGCGTCAACATCTTCCCACGTTCCGTCGGAACGGAACACTTGATGTACAGCCACCGGCTGCGCATCCCCTGCGGGCCTGCCGTAGCGGGGTAGCAGGGCGATAGCGCGGTCGATTCTATGCTGCTGCGCGGCCACATCAACATCCCGTGTGCCAACGTAGCCATACTTGGGCCGGATAGCGCGCAACAGCGATATCAATTCCACTACATCGTCACTCGGCTCCGCGCTCGCGGCAGGCTGCGCGGTACGGTCATTACGCACCTGCTCGATAAACGTCAGCAGAATGTTGCGGGGGCCGATTGGGTCGATATCCGCCATTCGAGCGAAGTCATCCATATGGTCAAGGGCCGACAAAGCTTCGTCGATGTCGATTCGGCGCTCATTCATTGCTTTCCCCTTTCGTAGCGGACAGGGCGTCCGAGAAAAGTTGCTTGCACTGCCGGGCGAATTTCGCCGGCACCACCCGCGCGTCGCCATGATCCGGGCAACACGCGAGATAACTAGAACCTGCCGGCAGGTCGCCTAGCATCCCGCAGCTTGGGCAGAAGCGCAATAGCTTTTCTGTGCTTCCAGCATTCGACGCGGCCAGGGCGGCGCGGGCTTGCCATGCCGCGTATGCAAGAAACGCCTCGTCGTACTGCGTGGTGTCCGCATCCATCGGCAACTCACTGTGTTGGCAGAACCACTGATCGAACATGGCCCGCTCATCCACATCCCCGCCGCGCTGCTGGCGGTCGGCAAGCACGGCGGCGCGGGCGTAGTCCCACATTGCTTGCTGCTTTTCGAAGTGCTCAACGGGGATTAGGCGCGGTAACGGTGGCAGCACCACATCTGCACCCTTGGCGGGAGCCTGGGCGGCGGGATATGCGCTTCCTGGCTGCCCAGGTTCGTTACTACCAGTGCATGCGTTCCGATGGTCGTTCGCGTGCGGGCAGCGCTTGTTCCCACAGTCGGGGCACAGCACCATACGCATATCAGTCAAGGTGATCGGGCGGCAGGTCTGGCACCAGCACCTGCTGGAAGCCTGGCCGGCAGGGTCGTTCTTCTTGGCGCGGATATCGGACGCTGCAATGTGCTTACCAGTGGCTTCCATCAAAAGGGCGGCTTCTTCCAGCGCAGCATTGCGGATTTCGGCTTCGGTTCGGTCATCCATTGTTTTCTCCAGTCTCTTTGACCATCGCCGCCCTAACCCTCGCGTACTCGCGCAGGATGTATACGGCCATCGTGTGTTTTGCGGTGCGCTCAAGCATGTCCGCCCAGTACTCAATTACTGCGACTGGTGTGAGGCTCGCTGTTGCTCCAGAATCTTCCATTCGGCTTCTTCCTCGGGGGACATTACGTCAGCCTGGGCGGATTCGAAGATCGCGTCGGCCTCGGCCTGGGTCAGCGGGGTGGGGGATTGGGTCATGCTGCATCCTTAGATTCGTTGGCTGAGAAGATGGAATGCTGCTGCTGCCACTCGTGGAACTTGGCCGTTCCGAATGGCGTCAGTTCGGTCCAGCCGATCGGCCATCCCATCACCAGTTCCTCGAACGGCGGTAAGCACATCGAGCCAATGACGGTCCCACGCAAAGGGTTGCTGCTGCCTCCCCATTCGTCTATTCGACCCATCATGTTGTTGCGGCCGCCGTTGACGCCGCTCGGGGTGGGAAGCGAGGATCCAGATGCGATCGCGTTGGTGCGGAAATCCAAGGGCTGCCGCGCCGAGCACACCCCATTCCGCATCGAACCCGAGCGTGGCCAGGTCCCCGAGAACGACTCCGAGCCCCCTAGCAGTGAGCATTGGGCTGTTCTCCACGAAGACGTACCTGGGTCGAACATCAGCCACGACTCGCGCCATGTGCTTCCAGAGCCCTGATTCATCTCCAGTGATCCCGGCGCCCTTTCCTGCGGCGCTGATGTCTGTGCATGGGAAACCGCCAGAAACGACGTCAACAACTCCAGCCCACGGCTTTCCGTCAAAGTTGCTGACGTCAGACCAAATTGGGAAAGGTGGGAAAATCCCGTCGTTTTGCCTCTGCGCGAGAATGGCTGCGGCGTAGGCATCACGTTCAACTGCGCAGACGGTTCGCCATCCGAGCAGGTGTCCGCCGAGAATTCCTCCACCAGCGCCTGCGAAAAGAGCCAGCTCATTCACGGGTTCTCCTTGGTCATGCTCCATCTCCTTGGGGAGGGGCGGGCGGACGGTCCAGCGGCATCCAGTGGGTCGCTCTGCCATGCCACCACATGTCGCTTGCCCCGCCCGGATATCGTGTGCCGGCAGAGGCGAGCGCGATTTCTTGCTTAAACACGCCGTTTTCGTCATGCCAACCCAATACGACAAGCGTTTCGTGCGGCGCCGTTTCAATCGGCCGCCACTGCCGCGCCTGTAGCTCTGCGCGCAGGGCGTCGTTCTCGGCTAGGAGGGCTGGGAGGGCGACGGCGGCATCCTTCAACGCTTGCCGGTTGTAGCCTTCTGGGAGCAATATGCCGTTCAGCGTGTCGGCAAGGGCGCGCAACGCGGCTTTATCAACGGTCATGGCTGGACTCCTGGCGGGCGCGGAGCATGGCGTCGGCCAACTGATACGGCCCGCCATCGTCCTGCGGGTTCGGTGCGGTGGTCATGTCCAGCCTCCTAGTTTCTGTTTCGCACCAGTTCGCCCGCGTCGCCCTTGAAATCGAGGTCCGGCAGGATGGTCTGCGGCTTGAACACCACCCGGTAGTGGTACGCGCTGACGCCGGCCGCGTCTACCTGCTCGACGAAGTAGGTCACGTTGTCTGACAGGCCCAGGAAGTGCTTCTTGTAGCTGCTCGGCCCCACCTTGCAGGTGATGGATACTTCGTTGTCGGTGCGGTCATTGCCAAGGCTGCAAAGACCCTCGATGCTGAGCATGTAACCGCCGGTGATGCCGTTGTAGAAGACCACGCGGCGGTTGATCTCGAAGTTGTCCGCAGCGGTTGATAGATTGCGTGAGGCCACGTCGGCATCATTGCAGCCGGCGATAGCGGCGCCTAGGGCGACGGCCAGAAAAGCCAATACGATTCGTTTGAGCATCATTTCTCCAGGCAATAAGAAAGCAGCCCACCTAAGTGGGCCTCCATTTGGTTAAGGTGAGCTGCCGGGGAACTAGAACGGGATGTCGTCGTCCATGTCCGCCAGCGAAGCGGCAGGGCGCTTGGCCGGCTCCGGCGCCGCCTGCTGCTGGGCGGGCTTGCTGGCGAACTCGATCACGCTGACGCGTCCGACGATCTTGCTGCCGGTTCGTCCGTCGCGGGTCTGGTAGCTTTCTTCGTGGGCCTCGTCCAGAACTACGTAAACGCGGGTTCCCTTGAGAAGGTACGGCTGCAGAGCCTCGGCGCGCTGGCCCCACAGTGATCCGTCTACCCATTGCGTCGGGCGCTTCCCGTCCGCACCCTTCTTGCCGTAGGTGAAGGCAAGCGACAGGCTTGCTACAGGATCGCCCTGGGCCGTGTGGCGTACTTCTGCGTCTCGGCCAATGGTGGCCAGTCCAATAAGTTGCGGCATAGTTAAGCTGCCTCCTTGCGCAGCATCGTTTCGTAGCGTGTAACGGTGCGCTCGAAGTCCATTAGGTCGGACTCAAGTGCTTCTATTGCGTCGTCGTCCCGATCGATGCGATGGATCGTCAGGTGCCGGCCAATTGGTTCCAAGTCCGGTGCCCAGAGCACTAGGTCGCACCACTTGCGGCCGAGTAGCCACATGGCACCATTGCACTGATCCACGTAATCGGACATGTCGCCATCAACAACGGCCCGAAATAGGGTGTCGCTGGATACCATCGTCTTTATCTCGACTAATCCTGCGTCACCAACTAGACCGTCAACGCTGACGCCGAACCTACGATCCTCTGTCGTTATGAACCCCGCCTCTTCAACGAGGAATCCGGTCTGCCGCTCATAGGCTGCACGAGCAAACGGCTCCTGCTCGGTACCGGTGCGCATGGCGGCGGTAGCGAACTTCTCTGGCGCCTTGCCGCCGATCCGCTCTCGGGCTACGTCCATTGCATAGCTGGTGCAAGCCTTTGACGGCTGGCCGTTCTTCAGGCGGTCCCGGCAGTCACGAAACCGGCTGCCCGTGATGACCCCTCGGCGAGCCTCAAGCCATCCGGGCGAACCTTGCTCATCGGTGTGGAATATCAAGTTCACACAACCTCCTTGAGGCTGGCCTTCTTGTCTGCCACCGCCTTCTTGAATGCGTTGTAATCGGCAAGGTTGTTCGTCGCGTAGATCAGATTTCCGCCTTCTTGCCAGATTTTTTCCAACACCTCGACGGTATCCGCTTGAGCAACCGCGCTGATCCATTCGTCACGCAGGCCGGAATCGCCCGGTGCCACGCCGTCGGTGTCATCGCCTTTCTCAGACACACCTGTTATTGCCTTGAGGGTGTGCCGCTCCAGGTAGGTGATCGTGGAGGCGATAGCCTGAATGGAGTTCTTATTCCCGCTCTGATCGGCAGTAGCCTCAAGGGTGACGGAATCGCTATGCCCTTGTCGGTGCTTGAGGATGCAAGTAACTCGAATAGTCCCGCCTTCCTGTTGCGGCTTCCAACTCCATGAGAAGCCGTGCTTTGATAGGGCGGGACCGACAGCTTCCACCACGTCGGAGAGTTCCGCGTGTTTGTAGTGGGTCCGACCTTTCTGCGATGTGAAATCGACCGCCTTGCGCTTGATTACCTCAACAGCCTCCGCTTTGAAGGCTGACAGGGCGTCGTTGTAGGCCTTCTCGGCCTCGCGGTGTTCCCAGCGCTCCTGCAGGTCCATCATTTTCTCAACTTGCTCAAGAGTGGCGCCTTGCTTCATTGCCGCCAGCATCATGCCCATTGGCGAGTTGGCGGCGGGCGCAGCGTCTACTGCTAGCTCTCGAGTCGGGGCTTCGATTACTTCATTCATATCGACCTCAGTAGGTGATTCGGACTGAAGGGATGGCACCCTTGACTATGAGGGTCACTGCCTGCTTAGCGCAGTCCTCAGGCATGCCTCCCGCTACGAACGCTTCCAGGGCGGCCCGGTTGATCTTGGCTTTGTGCGCCTTATCAGCCTCGCGGCGCTTAGCTTCAGCCTCTGCTTGGGCCTTCTCCGCGGCCACGCGTTGGCGCTCGGCTTCGATTGCGCGTTGTTGCCGAGCTTCAGCGTCGCGCTTTTC